TATCCGTGCTCATATTGATTTGTATAGTATATACAAATAAATAATAAAATACAACCTCAATTTGTTTCAGCTAAATTAAAACAAACCACTTGGACGATTGTTTTGCTTCATGAATTCATCAGCAGACATTTCACGTGTTGCTGCTCCTCCACGAATCCATCCGTCTAAAGCTGCCTCTTCTACTGTATTTGATGCATCCTTAACTCTATCCTCCATCTTATCATCTGTAGGATATAAAGAATAATCAGCAAAAGACTTTTCCATAACTGTAGATACACTCTTCTTATCAGTTGCCATTTCACCTTGTTGCAATTGAGATTCCAAACCAGGGTCAACACTTCCTCTTCCTAAATAAGGTATTGTGCGGAAAGGACGCTCAAACAATTGCAATTTCTCTAAAGCACGGTCTTGTTCTACTTTCAACAATAAGTTTGATTCATTGTCTACTAAATGTCCTTTTAATCCATTTCCATTTGTCAATCCGTTAAATGACAAGGTAGGATGTTGAACTGCAAAATTTACATGGTCATCAGATAAAACCTTACTAAAATGGTCGGTTAAAATGTGATTTGCATATTTTATGTTGCTTACATTATCTTGTGTTTGGTCGGTTGAATCAGAACCAATGCGATCTTCGTTATTAAATGTATATAAATTCAAACTAGCCATTGTTATAATATTTATACTATAACAAGAGAATCTATTTTATTTAAATTAAATTATATATCCTAAATTAATAGTTCGTGTGTCTTGATAAATTACGGGCACATGCAAATTCATTCCCCTCTTTACATGATATCATACTACCGTAACAAAATTCAGCAAATCCAGTTTGATCATTAGGTATTATGGTGTTGGGAGTTGAATGAAAAGGTCTAAGTGATTGTTCAAATTCTAAATTACTTCCCATATCATTAAATAATTTGTCTGCTATATCCGGATGATCTGGGTTGGCATCACTCACTAATCTCTTGGCTTGTGTTAGTATTTCATCTTGCACAACTTTATTATTTGCAGGAGGAGCTGGTTTTTTATTAGGATTATAATCATAATCACTCATCAACACATTTCCAAAAGGATTACTTGAATCCGGTTTATCAAATACATCATTCGGAATGGGCATGTTATTTTCCTTCATATAATCTAATGCTGGACTCTCAAAGTTCTCCCTTAACTCCTTTGTAAGTCTTTTTGTTTCCCTCTTCTCCTTATCTTTTTCATGAAAGTAATGCAACACAAAAATAGCAAGGATGGTCACTAAACCAATAATCAAAATACGTAAACTACCTGAATAAATAAAGGAAAAGATTGTTAGCAACAAAACGGTTCTGGTAATTGCATTTAATTTTTGTTCATAACTCATAGTTTCTACTGGGTAAAACTCAAATAAGTATTCATTTTGAAACAAAACATTAGGATTTTCTGACCAAAAGGACACTTTGGGCTTCTTTTCTACTTTGTTCTCAATATCTATTAAAGTTTCTATGTTTTTTTTTGCTTCTTCAAAATTTTCCTCCTTCTTCTCTTTTAAATCAAATTTAACATTTTCTGATACTAATTCATTCATAATTACTATTTATATATATAGTATAAATATCTTTTTGTTCTATATTAATCAAATACAGAACAAATGTCCTAAATACATAAGGTTCTCAATTCTTAAATTTTTTCTTTATACATTTTTCATCTATCGTTAAACTTTCACATTTTGTTTCTTGAGGCACAATTTGTAAAATACATTTTGACTTTTCACCATATAATGAATTTACACAACCCGACTCTTTTTTCTTTTTGCGTGTCTTGTTTACTTCTTTAAAACATCTTGCTCTAAAATGCTCATATCTTTCACGCACTTCTTCATAAGAAAGACCTGATTTCTTGTTTAACATTGTATTAATTAATTCATGCAATTCGTACATATATTTAGAAAAGGTTTCTCTATTCTTCATATCCTTCATTGTTAACGGTAATGTCTTAAAATTACTCTTTAAGTTCTCTCTGCATTTACCACAAGGTAATACATCCTTTAAACTAATTACAAATTTCTTATAAATTTTCTTTTCTTTTTTGGTTGGATTATTTGGATAATTAAAACTCATTGTGTGCAAATAATGCCATAAACTTGGCCCCCAAACTGTTGTTAACATTCCGTCTCCACTATTATAATCTGCATATGTAAATACTTTATAATTTTTACTTGTTGTTCTCTTCCTTGTTTTATTATTTTTTACCATATAGTTATATTTACAGCATATTAAAAAGTATTCTAAATATATCTTTTTCGGTCAAATAATAAAATTTATATCTCCTATTAAAATATAATGGTTCAATTAACTGCCGTGTTGAAAAAATACTTAGGTCCTTATTATTATCCTATTTTAATCATTGTATTGGTAATCATTTTTTTATTAGTAGGCATATTTGTTTACAATAGACACACCAAATCAGAAGCATTTGACGTTGCTAATGACAATCAAAGAGATAATGAACTCACTATGGTTGTGTATTTTTTCCATGCAGACTGGTGCCCTCACTGTAAAAAAGCCCTACCCGAATGGAACGGATTTTCACAAGCCAATCATGGAAAAGACCTCTACGGCTACAAAGTCAATTGTGTAGACATCAATTGCACAAATGAAGATGACTCTAAAGTAGTAGAATATATTAATAAGTTTAATATTGACTCTTACCCTACAGTTAAAATGATTAAAGATGGAAAAACAATTGATTTTGATTCAAGGATTACAACTACTTCTTTAAACAGCTTTTTAGAGACAATGTTAAGTGAGTAAATATAATAAAATGATTTTATTATTTTATTATATATGAATTTTACCATTTTCTTTGCCCCGCTTTACTACATATTTTTTGTTTTTACAGACAAGAAAAATTTAAGAAATAATAATTCAACATTATACATTACCAATAATACTGTCAGTGATGACGATTATGAATTAGATGATTTTAACCTTCAGTGGGTGTATAATCAATAAGTTCTTTCACTTTGTTTACTCCTTGTTCAATAAGTTCTTTTCTTCTTTCTGGGTCATGCACCGACTGAATTGAGTTATCAAGATTAATAACATTTGGATCAAAATAAACTTGACTTTTTAAATTATCATACCTCTTTTGAATGTTAATACTTTTTAACACATTCAGAGATAAAGTAAACAAATAAGAGAACAAATTATCCTTTTCATCATATTTAGCATATTTACTATCCAAACCAATAACAATTGTTTCTTCTGGCAAAGACTCTTTTAGCCCTAATTCTATAGGAAAATTACAAGTAAGTCCTCCATCACATAGTTGCATATTGTTATACGAAACCGGTTTAAATATAATCGGAAGACAACATGAGCCATAAATTGCATCTATCACTGGAAAATCTGGATAAGTTTTATAACTAACATCAACAATAGACATATTGTTAAAATCAGTGCATATAAAATGATTTTCAATATTTGTAAATTCATACAATTGTTTCATCGTAATATTAGTCTCTAATCCTTTTCCTAATAACAATGTATCAAAACATTCATGGAAACATTGCACATTAAAAATACCAACTTTTTCTACTGAATTAAATATACTTACCAAATCAAGTTTAAATACTCTCTGCCAGGGACGTTTTATAATAAAATTATCTATCTCATCCCAACTATATTTTAAAGACAAAGATAAAGATAAAACTGAACCCACTGATGTGCTATACATCTTTTCTATGTTCTCAATGTCCCATACTTTTTGATTATGTAATTCCTTAATTGCTCCATAAAATAATAATCCTGCTATACTTCCCCCACTAAATATAAGATTCTTAACAATTGATTCATTTTGATTGTCCATAAATAATAAATACGTATTATTTTTTTATGTAATTTCTATTACATATATAATATGTCAAACATTTTACACTATGATGAAGAAGAAACAAACGACAAGATCGATATAGATTCTTTATTTGAAAAAAAACAACAAAAAGATTTAAAACAGTTGTCTATTTTTAATAAAATATTATCACGCATTCATAAACGTATCAACTTTTCAGCTAAGAAAAAGGTGAATGAAAAACATATTTTCTTTACAGTTCCTGAATTTTTATTTGGAGAACCTTTATACAATCAAGGTGATTGTATAGGTTATTTAGTTGTAAAATTGGAAGAAAATGGATTTGATGTCAGATACATGCATCCAAACAATTTGTTTATTTCTTGGAAAAACTGGGTGCCTCATTACGTTCGTGATCAAGTCAAAAAGAAAACTGGTAAAATCATTGATAATAAAGGAAACATAATTGGTGACAAAAACAAAGAAAACGAAGAGGATGACGATGATGATCCAAACAACAGAATATTTAATACCAAAAAAGGAGAACTTGGAAAACCACAAAAAGAATATACACCTATTGATCAATACAAACCTAAGGGAAACCTTGTGTATAATAATGATTTATTTGAAAAATTAGAAAAAAAACTATAACATATGTTATTTTTATAAATAACATGTATTTATTTAATCACAATCTTTTTTACCTGTAGATGTGCTTTTGGTATCTGTTGATGTAGTTGCTGATGTTGAATTCCATTTTTGTGTGTTATAAGAATTTAATTGTAAATATTTATTCTTGTTCTCCTTCCAATGTGCAACCTTCTTCTCCAATTCTATTTCAGATTTTGTTTTAGGATAAGGTTGGTCTTCTTTGGCTTTCATGTATTTAATATCATCAACTGTTGCCTTTGGCTTTTTACCATAACAATTTACTCCAAATTTTACATAAGGGTTTGCTATGTAACCACCATTTACTCCTGGACGTCCACAATTGTTACCTCTTTTCTCACTTTCATCTACACAACCTTCATCTAATTTTTGCAATTTATCCCATGTTGACTTTTGAGTAGGAAACAAAGCCATTTGCCCTTCAGACCAACCATAATTACACCATTCTGCTCCATTATTATAAGCTTGTTCTATTTGATCATAGGTTGCTAATTCAGCATCTAATGCCTTACAAATTGCCTTTGCATCTTCGTAGGTATACAAATTATTAGATACATTAAAAACTTCTTTATCATTTACTTCAACCTTCTTAAATAATTCTTCATCCTCTTTTTCTTCTTCTTCTTCGTCGCCACTAAAATAAGATCTCATTTTATCAAAAAATTCATCAAAAGAAATTCCAAATACATATTTGAAAAAATCAACAAATACAGTTATAATCAACATAGTCCAAGCTATTGTTTCTATAATGCTAACCGAAATTGGTTTTGTTTCTCTACTTGTAGGAATACCAAACAAATATACAGAAAAATATAATCCTACTAAAATTAATACTGATACAATTACAGAAGATGGACTATCAATGTAATCTGTCAAACCATTTATAAATCTACTACTAATAGTTTTACTATTAATTGCACTACTTGTAAATATGGAGAAAAGTATAATTGCAAAAACAATGAAAAACAATATATCTATTATCATAGAAGTTGTCTTATTTGTAGAATCACCAGTAACAACACCCGTGCTTTTTAAATAATAATTATATCCAAAATATACTCCTAAAAAACCAATAAAAACTAACATATTTGTAGGTGTAAGTAAATTACTGGCTGTATTTTCTACAGTATCCGCTGTATCCATCAGTAAATTACTATCTTCACCTTTTTCTATTGTTGCTGAATTATTTTTCACCTCTTTTTCTAAATTAGTTTCTTCTTTATTACTCATTATAATGTAATTATATTATACTATAATAAGTTATTTTTTTTACGATAAAATAAACAGTATGCCATAGGCGTAACTATTAATTTAGAATTCGTTACTTTTTCAACTACTTGATCATTATAATGTATCCAATTGTTTTCAATATTCTTTACAAAACAAGTATAATGGCCTCCAGATACACCACCAACATGGTTACATATACCAAATAAATCGTATTTAAAAGATTTTGCATTATAACCTCTAACAAACTTTGATAAATCCAAATCATTGATTGGAAAATCAATTAAATTCATTTTTTTGGAACTACCGTCCGCCGAAAATCGCTTTAAAGAAATCACAATAATGTTTGGAAAATTCCAAAAAGAATGTTGTTTTTTTACATTTTCCTTTTCTTTCGTTTCTTCATTATACCATGCATTCTCTCCTTCTAAATATTCTGGCATTGTTAACAAATCAAAACACTCTATCAAATTACTTGCCTCTTTGTCATTTGAACTTACTGGCAAATCAATCATAAAATAACATTCCGGTTTTACAGATAACACTTTATTATCCTTTAAAGATATCAATTCAGAAAAAGATATTCCATAAAATAAATCTAAAATCTCTGAATATTCACGATTATAATATTCTTTTAGCGTTTGATAGCATTTTACTGCTAAATTATCTAAAGTGTTCTCTGGATTACCATTTATTGTTATGTTTACACTGCGACTTATACTATTATGCATGCATTCAACAAAAAATTGTAAAAACTCTGGCAAGTCATTTTGCACCCAACCTGTAAACAAATCACGGTCCTTCTTTTTTGCAATTTTTTGAACACTATTTACAAATTTTCTTGGAGCTACTACTCCATTACCACTCCACATAACTTTTCTTAAATCTTCCCATTCATTTATTATTGTTGATTCTGGCAAATCATCTTTAATATGAGATTTATAACCCTCATCATCAAATAAACAGTTTAATTCAATTGTATTATTTATCACTTGAATACAGGAGTTCAAAAAACAAGTGTTCCCAAGATTTTCTAATCCAACAAGTCCTTTGTCTTTATATTTTGATAAATTTAATTGCATTAATTTGTTTATAAGAATATATAAACAAATCTTTATATTATTATCAGATGCAAAATAATAGAACGAGTTTGGAAAATGATATACAAAGGGCATTAGCTGATTTTATTAGAGAAAGAGATAGAGAACATTTTGATAGGTTTAGAGAACCTACTTTAAATAATAGATTTTCAAGGTACAGAACAAGGACATTTCCACGAACAAATATAAATCAAAACATTCCAAGTAATATAAATAATTTAACTATTATTTTAGAAAGTTTAAATGATAATATGATAAGATATCAAGAAAATTTAACTTCTTATTTAACTTTATTAACTGAACTCGTCACAAATGAAGAAGTATATGAAAGATTGAATAATAACCGACCTGCTCAAAGAACATCATTCTTTTCAAGAAATCGTCCATTTACATTTAATAATAACACTACTGCTAATACAAATACAACTACTGATGTAGATACAAATACTGACCCACTTGTTACTTATGGTATGCGTTTATTTACAAACCCAAACGAAAATATCAATTTATTTGAAAATGTGATTATTCATCCTACTTCTTTACAAATTGCACAATCCACTGAACTTATAACCTATGAAGAAAATGAATTATTTTTAAATCGTAGATGTCCTATTAGTTTGGAAGAATTTAGAAATGGTGAACAAATCAGGCGAATTATTCATTGTGGTCATTGTTTTAATACTTTGTCTTTTGACCGTTGGTTTTCAAGAAATGTTCGTTGTCCTGTTTGCAGATATGATATAAGAGATTATAATTCTGTCTTCGACTCTTCTAATAATGTTACAAGTCCTATTGATACTGGACTAAGAACAACAAGCACGTTTCACTTTCCTGATTTATCTAACACAAATATATTTGAAGATATAATTAGTGAATCAAGGGCTCAATTGTCTACCATTTTTGATGGTTCCAATAATTTAGCATTAAGGCTTGAAATACCTATTAGTTATACAGAAACATATGATGCATCCAATAATTTGATTTCAAGGGAAATTAATAATTAATTTCTTTTTATAATACATAATTTAATGTATTATAAAAGTGTTTTAATTTTGGTTTCTGTTTTTCCGATTATATTATCTTTTTTTAATCATCAACCAAGATTAAACATTAATGCGTTACAAAATCACAATAATAATCACAATAATGAATACCCTTACGCCAAAGAATATTACGAATTCTATAGAAAATATAAAAAACCCAGTTTATTTCAAGTCACTCCTTTCATAAATTATAAAGAATTTGCAGAAAGACGCAGAAAAAATTACTTAATTTTTGCAGATAATTACGAACTAATTAAAAATACTAAAAATTTAATGAGCATAAATAACAACACCTTTTCTATTGACCTTAATAAATATGCCGATGTTATTGATTTTAATTCCATGAATCAACCAGACCTTAATTTTCAACTTACTAATTCAAACAATAAAATAAATAAATTTAATTTTTCTCCTTATTTTCGTGCTATCAAAAAACCTGCAGCATTTTTTGGAAATTTGTTTTCTATCAAAAAATTCAATTGGAATGATACCGGCTTATTAAGTCCTGTAAAAAATCAAGGACAATGTGGTTCTTGTTGGGCATTTGCAACTACAAACGTTTTGGAAACTTTTATGAGAATCAATAATTACACTATTGATAGGCTTTCTGAACAACAACTTGTTGATTGTTCTGAAGAAGATTACGGATGTGACGGCGGATTCATGCACACAGCTTTTGATTATATCATTCAAAATAATGGATTACTTGAGAATAAAGTATACCCCTACAAAGGAAATACAAATAATTGTTCATGTCTTGTTAACACCACAAAAAATGCAATTGGTTCTAATATTAAAGATTACGATTTTACAATTCCTAATTCTATTATTGATATGAAAAAAAATGTTATGGAAACACCTATTGCCATTGCTATTGATGCCAATAACATTTATTTTAGATTTTATAAAAATGGAATTATTGATGTGCCCCTTAATGAATCCAGAGCTCTTAATCATGCCGTAGTCTTAGTTGGATTTGACCATGATGACGATGGTATGTATTGGATCATTCAAAATTCTTGGGGCTCTGATTGGGGTGACCAAGGTTTTTGCAAGGTTCGTGTTCAACCTGGAGATGGAACACTAATGAGTCAAGTTTACGGAGTTTACCCTATTCAGTAACCTTCTTGAAAAACTGTGAAATTGTTTGTATTCTATTTTTTTCATTATAAATCTTTTCCAACGTCTTGTCAAACAACAATATTTTTACCTTGCTTGCACAATATTTTTCTTTCTTCTTCATAAATGTTTCCATATCATCTCCAAATTCATTATTTAATTTTTTCATCTCTTTATGATAAGCTTTTATTGCAGATGTTTTACCATTCATAATCCATAAATTCTCTAAACATAATCCAAATAATTGCTGCAATGGCTTCATTAATTGATTTGTAATATAATGTGTATAATCAATGGTTAACTTGTTATTGATTATATATTCAGGAGTTTCTATTTTATCACCCATTAATGCTTTTGGTTTATCATTTACCACAAACACAAATTTCATTCTATCTCCCGGTTTTGGTTTGTTTCCAGGGTCCCTTTGTCCTATTCTATCTGCTAAAACACGATGTCCTATTTGCATCGGGTTTTTATAATACCCTCGCAATGCCTTTGTTATTTCAAGTTTGTCCATATTTACTTTACCATTAACTAAATTTATTAACGATTCATTTAAGAAATTCACTGCATTTTCAATATTATTTTCTTTCATTAATATATTTAATATACCTCCATAAACATCTTTTAAGTAATCGCAAGAATCACGCCTTTTTAAAGATAAACCCATAAATTTCAAATATCCTTTATTTGGGTCTTCTTCATACAACATTCCCACATATCTCTTTTTAGATAACAATATAAACGGCATCAAGGTCTTTTCATATTCTAATTTCATTGGTGGTTTTAAAAACTTTGTGCACAAATCTGCTGCTTCTTGTGCTATTTCTATAGTATATTCTAATGCCTTTTGACCTCTAATCTTTTCTCCTGTTTTTGGATTTTCCAAATTAAATGTAAAGAATACACTATCCGTATCTCCATATACATACTCCGCTCTTGTCCTTACTTCCTCTTTTTCAGTTTTATAAATATTATCACCATATACCTCCTCAATAATACGCTTTGCATACACAATCATCATTCTACCTGTTGCTGTTGTTGATGCTGCTACATCTTTTTCATAAAATGTTGATGTTCTTGAACCACATTGTCCATACAATGAATTCGCAGTTACTTTATAACCTAACTGTCTTTTATCCAATATATTTTGCATAAACGGGTCCTTTTCAGTTTTTATCATCTTTCTTGTATCTTTTCTTGCTTTTAATAATTCTTCCAAAATAGATGGCATAATTCCTTTTTTATTATCCGGAAATTGAGCCCATCTACAAATCATTTTCCCAACCTTTGTTTTTTCTGCTCTTGATGTGGGTGACTTTCTTAAATATCTATACGTATCAAATTCTATGTCTATGTATTGAAATTCAGGCAAATTATCATATATAAAATTTCCATCCTTATCTTGCTCTCCTGTAACTTTGATTAAATCTCCTTTCAAATTATATTCTTTTGACCAAACCTTACTATCATGAGAATAATTTTGACTAATCATGGAAGAGGGATACAATGACGAATAATCAACACATGCAACTGGATTGTCCATATACATTGCACATTTTGGAGGCAATACAATAGCACCCTCATATCCTTCTGCGTCTTTCGGTTTTTCCACATCAGGCATTAATGTATCTTTATCTCTGCATTTTTTTGCTACAAAACTGGTTAGTTTTATTCCTTGTCCTCTGAACACCAAGAAACTAATAGGCACACTGCAAATTCTTGACATCTCAATATATCCTGTAATTACATCTATTTTATTCATTAAATGATGAACAAGGTTACAATCTTGAATACAGTATTTTGCAACCACTGCTCTATCACTTGATGAACCTTTTGATAATCTAAAAATATCTTGCGGTGAAACATCATCCTTTGCCATACCCCATTTAATTGATTTACTTTTGTCCAAATCTAAGTTTCCCGGAATCTTAATTACATTAAAACTTTTTCCATCTTCTTCTCTATTGTATTCTATTTCCAAAACTTTGAACTTTTCACCTTTGTTATAATAATCAGATGTAAAACCGATTAATTCAATATGGATAAAATCATTTTTGTGTAATCCCATCAAATTTTGACTATACAACTCCATAATTGTTCCATATTTGTCATGTTCAACACATTGAAACTTTTTCACTGAGTCGCTAATAAAACTTCCTGCTACATCATCCAATTTATAAGAAGACAAATTAAAATCTCTTCTAAAATATGCATACATATCTATCTGGATACGACCGGTCATCTTTACATATCTCAAATCATATTCTCCACTCGCAAGGACAATCTTTGTATGTTCCAAATTATAATTAACTCCTCCTTCTTTTTTTGCACAAATTTCTCCTCTTTTCCTTGATAATTTTAAAAATTCAGTTTCACAATTATTTTCCTGTGCTCTGCGAAACATAAACTCATAATCAAAACCAAATATATTATATCCTATAATAATATCTGGATTCTCCTTTTGCATTAATTCTGTCCATTTTATTAAAACATCCTCTTCAGAACTTACACTTTCTATTACTGCATCTTCTACTTGGTCACAACTACCTACAACTAAACAATGATTTAAATATGGTTCTTTGCTTCCATAATTCATAAAAGTTGACCCAATGAATGTAACCTCATCACCTTTCAACTTTGGAAAAGTTGTTGTTACAACTTCATCCATTATCTTTATTTTTTCATCTCTACTGTATTTATCATCAAATAAAATATCTACAAATTTTGTGCTTTTCTTATATTTCATTTTCTTTTCTACACTATTTACTACTTCTTTTTCTTCATAATTATTACTTGTTTCCTCAACTTCACCTTGTTCTACTCCCCCATATTGCTGTGAATCATTGTCTTTTAATGATTCCAACAAATTGTCAATCTTAATCAAATAACTATTGTCTTCTTCCGTATCCTCCTTTTTAAATTTATCTAAAGACTTGTTTAACAAACCATAAATTAACTTTTCTATTTTTTCTTTAGACGGAGCTACTTTGGGATACACCAAATCTATTTCTTCTTGAAACAAATTTCCATAACCAAAACCAGTTAAAATTAATGATTCTATTAAACTTTTACAATCTTCATCATTTAATACTTTTTTTTGTTTTAAAAACACATCAACTACATTAGTAGCTAATCTTTTATATGTCTTAATAGGAACAGGAAAATCTCCATGACTACTACTGGCCTCTATATCAAAACTACATATCTTGTAAGGAACTGACGTCTCCTTTTCGTTTAGTGGTTTTATGTTTTTAAGTTTAGAAACATATTCAAACTTACATGTTGTTGTCTTATTTAGTTCTATTTTTTGCACTTTTGAAGTATTAAAACATACCCAACCAGAAGGACTAATATTATAAATATGAAAATATCTAAGTAATGGTGGAATGTTACTTTCATACAATTCTAATGAAATCTTTTCGTAAACTATATTCTTCCTTACTTTACTTGTAAAGTCACCATCTTTATCATATTCTGTCCACAGATATTTATACTTGTTCATACTACTTATACTATCAAATGTTAGCATTACAAATTTGCTTTTATTACCTCCTGAAAATCCATACAACTTGTAATGTTCAACGATTTTACATTCAAGTAAACCTTTACTGTAATAATTTGAAACCTTTTGGCTAAGAAATTGTTTTAACATATTTGCTTGGTATTGGTCCCAATTTTTTCCAACTTTTACATAGAAGAAGGGTTTATAATCATTTACATACAAGCAACATGTTTCTCCTTTCTCATTTATACCAAACATCTGAATCACGAAATTTGCATCCCAAAACTTTTTTGATTTGTCACCATCTGACTCTGAAGTAGAATCTGATTCAATTGATCCTTTGGTAGAATCATCATAAAAGTGAAAATCTATTAAACGAAATGCCTTTAAAACAGACGGTTTTGCTTTCTTCTTTTCCATGTTTATTTTACAGGATTATATTTAGATTATTTATAAGAATTTTAAAGAATCTAATTATCAATTTTTTTAAGAGAAAATATTCCTATTTCCTCATAAATAACATGACTCATAATAATACCTTTTATAACACTCATTATAGAATCATTCAACATTATAGTGTGAAAATCTTTTCCAAGGATTTCAATAATAATAGTTGTCAATAATACAATGCCTACACTCATTTTGGGATTTTTCTTTAATGTGGACCAGTTCATTCTATAATGATGTGGAACATGTATAAACGTCAAATAAATAAAAAATAAAGTGGGAGAATTCATTATTGAAAACTGAAGAAAAAGAAAGCTCCATGCATATCTTGGTATATCTTTAATAATTGGCATATCTCTTCTAAAATGCACAACTGATAAAATGAAAAAAATAAAATTTAAAGTTGAATCCATATTAATTTCAGATAACAAATAACTTGAAGCAATCGTAGATGCGTATGTATTTACTAATGTTTGCATATTATCTTCTTCTATTGCATGCACTAAATCAGTTACACCATGAGGCGCAATAACACTTGTTGTTAAATGTTTAACTAATAATGGTTTTAATAATAACATTACTATATAATATTATTATTATTATTTGTATTAGTGTGACGTAAAAAAATTTGTTAAACCTCCAACTGTTCTTTCTCCGCCGTATTTAATAAATTTACCTTTGTGTATTTTACCTATCGTTGGGTAACCTTCCGTTTGTATTGGCTCACCAATATGAACATATTTATTTATTTCAGGTAATTTTTCGTGCAGTTCTTCGCTTTCAATTTCAAAAAAATCATCTTCTGTCATTTTATGATTAGTCATTAAGTCTTCTTTCATTATTTTCCAATCTGGCATTAACCTTTTACAATGTCCACACCATTCAGCATGTATCAATACTACTTTAGGTTTATTATTCATTTCATTGCTATGCATTTTTTCATTTTTCATTGATTCTAATGAATCTTCAGTATTACCTCTTAACCTTAATAACATTGTATTAAAAAATGACTTTTTTGGTTTTAATAAAGTTGTTTTCATATTACGACTTTTTTTCTTTGTTTTTACACTTTTGGATGATTTTTTTGTTGGTCTTTTTGATGGTTTATTTTTTGCAGTTCTTGATTTTTTTGCCATTATACTATACCTTTACAAAATCTACTAAATAAAAATATTTTATATAGATTAATTATATAATGAATAATAAAAGTAAAATCATTACCATTCTTTTAATAATTATCTTTTTTATTGGATTGTATGTAACTGTCTATTTTGATAATCCTTATGAAAAGAAAGAAGGTTTAACTACAAATATTTCAAGCAAATGTCCTAATATGTTGGTTAAAAAAGACAACATGATACTTTTGTATAATTCTGGTAAACCCGTTGGAAAAAACAATCCTATTCCTTTTTTTAATTTAGACGAATACATTAATTATTTAGAAGTTCAAAAAGAAAAGGGAAATAACTGTCCTGTTCTCTTTTTACAACATGAAAACGATGCTCAAGGAAAAGATGTGTATAGAATCAGACCAAGTCCATTTGAATTAGAAGGTGGATTACCAACAGGAAGTGTATTGTCTCAAGCCGATATTGACAAAATGGATGCTGCTATAAAAGTAATTGATTCAACAAGAGACAACTTGCCTTACAATAAGAATCAATATCCCGGATTTGATGCACACGGACAACACGTCGGAGAATATACAGAATTAGATGTATTACATGATAGCACATCTACCAGAAAAATTAGTGATAATCCTATGGACGAAAATTGGGCTGGAACAACATATACTCAACAAATGGTTGATTCTGGAAAATATGAAGGAAACCAAATTAGAAAACCTGTATTATTTAATCCTAAAACTGTATTTAATCCCAGCACTCCTTCTTTATATCCCCCTCCTAAAGACATTCTATAAATACACATAAATTATTCAATGTTAAATAAATACTTTTTAATCTTTTCTATACTCGTTTTGCTTATTTTCCTTTGTTTTCCTTTACTTTCGTATGTTAAGTTCTCCAATAACGATGGATTATTCTTAATTGATTCCATAAATTGATAAAAATTATTGTATGGTTTCATGATGGAAATTGCCGTTGTAGAACTAATTCCCGGTATTTGACATAAAATAATATGTCCAATATTTTCCTGTGTAATATTTTCTTTCTTTGTTTTCTTAACAACACTACAATAATCCTCAGTTTTCGGCTCATTTTGTGTCATTTCATTTTCCAGGTTCTCCGATGAATTATTTTGAAACCTTTTTAAAAATGGAGTTGACAAGTAATAAGGCATCTTTCCCTTGTTAAAATCTTTTTCTATTTTGTCAATCATTAATAATAACCACTCTGCCGTTTCCCTCACATTTAATGTTCTGTGAACACTAAATCCTTTAAAAAAATGTAAAGATGTCATTGCAGAGTATACCATTCTTTTTTCAATTGGATTAATCAATTGAGAAAAATTACCTTCTAACAAATAGATAATAGAATGTAAAGGAAACCCACTGGAATGTAACAATCTATATGATTGTTCTTCATATCTGCCGTCTTTTATAGATGCAATAAGGTCTGAAAACGTTTTTCTTTCAATTAAAAGCAAATCTTGATCTTCATCTGTTTTTATCAATATATCACCTAAAGTTAACATTTCAGATGACAACTGTGCATAACTTGGAGTAGCTTGACTACTTAAAATGAAACTACATTGTTCATATAAACTTTTCTCACGTTCATCAAAAATAATTTTCATATTATTATTTAAAAAACAATATAACACAAACATTATATTGTTTTTTATTATTTAAATATTTATCTCATCATAAAGAGAGGTCTGGAAGCAACAGGACGAGATTGACTTACGGTGGTAGTCAAAGGCATCTTTAATACACTCATTTTTTGAGATGTTCCCTTCAAGTGCACAGAAGCATATGCATCACGAGCAATTAAATGAGGAAGACCGGCCTTTTTACTTCCTCCTCCTTGATTTTGGTTTGTAATACTTGAGATAGAAGCAGTTTTAGTAGTTTGAGAATAAACCATCTTAATATATAATTACTAAATATTTTATTTATAAAAAATTGATTATTAAATATAGTTAAAACAAGCAGCATAGTAATATACAATGAATCTTGACGAAGATATCCGAATTGAAAAAAACACAAATGGACAAGATACTTACATTTTTGATCCTTACAATCCCCTAAATAAATTAATTTCAAAAGAAGAAATTGAATCCATTATGTCTAAATATAATGTGCCTTTTCCTTTACATAATCTGCAATTATACAAACGAGCGTTTATTCATCGTTCTTATGTAAGAAGACCTGAACTTGAAAACAAACAAAATGATATTGTTATTGCACCAAAACCAGAAAATTGTATTGATTTGTTAACCAAATCTAATGAAAGATTAGAATTCATTGGTGATGGCGTTTTGGAATGTATTACAAAATATTATCTTTATAGACGATTTCCTAAAGAGAACGAAGGGTTTATGACTGAAAAAAAGATTGCCTTAGTTAAAAATGAATCTATTGGTAAAATGGCTTATGAAATGGGATTACATGAATGGGTAGTTTTATCAAAACATGCAGAAGGTAAACAAATCAGAACCAATTTGAAAAAATTAGGTTGTTTATTTGAAGCTTTTATTGGTGCCATGTTCTTGGATTTTAATAAAATTCAAATTAGTGATGATGAAAAATGGTTCAATAATGTATTCGTATGTGGACCTGGATTTCAAATGGTGCAAATCTTTGTAGAAAGTGTATTTGAAAAACACGTTGATTGGATTAATTTAATTAAAAATGACGACAATTTTAAAAATATTTTGCAAGTAAAAATACAAAAAGAATTTAAAGTGACTCCTGATTATATTGAAGTTTCAGACCATGACCCCGAAATTGGTTTTCATATGGGAGTTTATTTGTGTTTGGGTCAATATGTGCACGGTTTAAAACATGACGACTCAATTTCTATATGTAAATTTTCAAATTACAATGATATTCACCAGTATATGTCAGAACATGGAAAAATATTCTTATTTATGGGAGAAGGAAAACATAAAATAAAAAAGAAAGCTGAACAAATAGCTTGTGATGAAGCAATTAATATACTTAATGGTTTTCAACAATCTTCTTCTCTATAAGGTCCGCATTCTTCAAACAAATTTATAGGTAAATCATTTCTTATAAATTCACAAATTCCATTTTTATTCCACTTTACTTGAATAACTTTAATTTCAACCCCATTTAACCATGCCTTTTGAACAGCTTTTTTATAGGTTAGATCAATGTTTGAGGGTTGAAA